GTTGTTTTATATTTTTCATAAAATTTAAGATTATTACTGGCTTCTATATAAAACTTCTCGTTGCTATAGAAAGAGGTTATATATTCAATATAAATATTACAAGTATTGGTTAATTCTTCGATTTTAAGTATTTTGACGGCTTTGATACCTTGATTTTGAAGATAATCAAGATCTATAGCTACATCCTTATAATCTATTAAATTTTTAGCATAATATCCTAAATAGTCTTTTTGTATATTATAATTATTATCTAAGACGTTGTCTGTGTTTAAATCATCAGATAAACATATAGTTTTATTTACTTGATCTTTATTAAATAAAGGTAAATATTTATTAAAAACTATACCATTAATATTCAAATCAGTTTGTAGAGAATTTGTTTCAAGACTATCTTTATTAAATAAATATATATAATTTTGATAAAACACTACTGTTTCGTTATTTGATGTTTGTTTATATATTTTTCCAATGTCAAAATATTGATTACTAAAATATTCTTTATATAAATTATTTATGTCTTCCTCGGTTTCTCTTTCTTTTAGAAATTTATATATGTTTGTTTGGATTGAGTTTAATGGTATAATTTCTATATTTATGTTTTCAGACATCTCGACTAAATCAGTTTCAATAAAAGGTATTGTAACCATTGCGGTTTCATCATTTATATCTAACCATTTTTGGTTTATCCCTTCAGCTAATAAATTTAATAATTTTTTATTAGTTATACTTCGATTTGATAATTTACTAAATATTAAAAATGAAGAAATATCTTTAGAATTAAAATATTGTTTGTTAAGAATAAATTTAATACTTAGGCCATCGCTACTTCTATATATTTTATTAAATAACATTTGCTTGTTAATGTCTTCAATATGATTATATTGAGCTGCAAAATCAAATTTTTTATCAATATTATTCTCATAGTTTATTGAGAATGTAAGGTCTCTATAAAATCCAATTTTATCATTTATTTCTTTATATTTATAGTAATTATCTTGAAAATTATACTCAAACTTACTCAGGATTCTATTTCTTGAAATGTTTGTAAAGTATTTTATTTTAGGCATTTTAGGCACAGCTCTTGATGTTATTTCAATAATTGGTTCGTAATCTTTAAGTTTAACATATTTACCTATTAAATATTTGTCTTTATCATAGACTGTTACGTCGTAACTAGGAAATCCAGCTTGAGTGTCAATGTTATAGAATACATCTCGAACAGTCTCCCATTGCAATAAAAAATTTAATGTATTTATTTTCATAACGACAATAGAGAAGCGTTAACCGCTTGCACATCGAGTGGATTGGCTTGGGTACTTAATATAAATCTACCAGTAGCTGCCGTAGATTTTTCAGCTATGCTATTCTCTCCAAACACTCTAAAGAAATAAACACCAGTACCCAATGGCGTATAGTAATTGGGGGTAATTGGATCTGATGAAGCTAAAGATATACCAGTTTTTAGTTTATCAGCTGGCAATATATCTATCAAAGATGATAGAGGAGTTAATTGATTTGTAAAATTAGATCCAGAATTAACATATACAGAATATTGAATATTAGAAGAATTTCTTGGTGGAATAATATTATACATGATACTATTTACTCCACCCTGATTTGTGGTATAATGCTTTGTGCTATCTATTCTGAATGCGCCAGCCGTATTTCTAAAAATTCCACTTAAAATTAAACTTGGTTGAGATGGAGAATCTGGTCTTATAGGAACATTTATTAATTTTGATATATCATCAATATCTGTATATTTATTAGAATTGTATTCTAGTGCATCAATCGTGAAAACTTCTGGAGTTTCTTCTGTAGCATTAATAACCCTGTATTCTTTAGGAGAATTTAAATAAGACTCTAAATAATATCCTGGATACAATGCTACTGGAGAAGTGTTATTCATCATTGATTTCGTATTAATTCCTCCAGCTAAATAACCGCTAGGATTAATGTCAATTGTCCATACTGTGTTTTGGGGTAATGTATTTAAATAATTATTCAAAGCAAAAGTTCCATAATTAGCATTTATTGATGCTCCGCTACTATAGAAAGATGAATCAAAATATAAAGCTTGATTTTTGGTTGCTACAGGAACAGCCCTCATAATGACGCCATCTTTTAAATAAGTTATCCATTCTCCATCATAATTTATTCTTAATTTTGTTGAAGTAGTATAAGATCCAAAAGCCCCTATATTATTACCATTTTCAAAAACATACGTAGTTCCGTCAATAACAAAATACCAAGCATAATCTAAACTAGTATAACTTTCATCAGCAAGTGGATCACTATTTAAACCAAACATAACGTATTTGTTTGTAAAGTTCGAAGTCGCTTCAGCAAACATATTTTTACTATATGCTAACGAAGAATAAGCGTGTTTGTTCCAACTATCGGCGACAGTTTTTGTAAATACGTTTCCGACTCTAGTCATACCTACCGAACTTATGTTTTCAGGAATACTATTTATATATGGAAAATTAATTCTTATGTTATTGCTATATATTCCAGATCCACTTGTTAAATAATTTTTAGGACCATCAATTTCTATTGATTGTATTTGAGATCTTCTAATAAAAGAACTATTTATTCCCGAGATTCCAGAAGATCCAATATCTGAAAATCCTGTTAAATACATATCGCCTAGTTTTGTGCCTAAATTTAAATTATATGTTGGCGTAAATACATTAAATGTAAAATTAGATGCGGCTCCAGTGATAGCGTATTTATTAATATCATCATACGGAAGATCTAATACTGCATATCCAGTTGTCAATTCGCATGTTCTTCCAGCGTAACTTAAATTTTTTCTAGATTGGTCATAAACAGAAATTACGTCTCCTGGTTTTAAATAATTACCCTCTAAACCTGCTTTAAAATTAACCATTTCTGTTTCTGTATTTTGTGTTGTAAGCAACCATTTTCCAAGTCTTTTTGCTTGATTTTTGCTGGTGCAACCAAACGCGCTTATTTCTGTTTCTTTTATTCCAAATTTGAAAAGCGCATTTCTATCTTCTACATATTCTATAGCAGGCTTATAATTATCATGTTCATCATTGTATCTTACTATTGCTATGCTTTTCCTAGATTTCTTAGAAGCATCTGAATATGAAAACTCTCCATCTATGACGTTACTATTATTAAATATATATATTGGGTTTTTTGGTGAATCTTGTGCTGCAACAATTTGTCCAGCTGAATAGTAAATGATTCCTCTGAAGATACTAGCCATATCATTGAGAACTTTATAAGCTTCTTCTCTAGCGGTTATATATACATTGCATCTAAATCTAGGTTCTAATCCTCCTACACCATCAGATACTAATTCGTCACAATACTGTCCAATTTCATACAATGTCCACTTATCGGTTAGAGAAGGATCTATATATTTACCTAGGCCATATCGATTACTTGTAATTAAATCATAAAAACACCAAGCTGGATTATCTGTCCATGCTACTTTAAATTTACCGTTCCATGTATCAGTATATGTTTTTGTAATTGGATCATAATTAGATGGAATTTTTACTTTTAATAATCTTAATTTATATGTTCTAGTAGGAATACTACTAAAAAATCTTGCGTCAAATTTTGAATAGATTAAAGCTGCGTCAGGATAAACAAAACGATCAGAATAAACTTCTGTTATACTTTCTAAAGTTAATGAATTCATTAAACTAGCTGAACCAAATTCTTTAACCATTTTCGTAACATCTATAGCCCAACCAATTTGATTTGGTAAAAGAGGAAAGCTTGGCTTATTTTCTGCGTATGGTCTAAGAGGAATTTCATAAGTAATTATTAACGGCTTTGTTACTTTCCCAGCTGAAATTAAATCATCTATAGAATAAAAATCTTTTTCATATGGCGCATATTTAGATGTATCTAATAAAATTAATTCTCCATTATTCATTAATCTATAAGTTACAAATCTGACTATCATATTTTTTCTAATTGATTCACCAGCTCTATCTCCAGTTAGGAATTGTTCGTATAAACCATTTATTTTAAGATTTACTCTTATTGAAGATACTTCGGTGTTATATATATAATACGTCTTTGGAGTGAAAAGAATTTGATTATTTTCTAATTGATAAAAACCAAACAAAGTTTCATTTATAAATGTTGTTGTAGATGTTTGAAGTGGTATTTTATTTCTATCAACTTCTCTACCCCAATAATTTCTTCTATCTTCATAAAGATAAATATATGGATTATAGATCGTATGTTGATTTGTTTTTTCGCCATATTGGAATCTATAATCTACGCTTTGAAAGTTAAAAAAACCTTGAATATCAGTAAGAGGTGTATCGTCCCAATATATTGATCTCGTTTCTGGAGCACCAACCGCTTGACCATTTTGAACTGTTGCAAAAGCTTGAAACGATGCACTTGTATAACCAATATCACCAGCTTTTTTTCCAGAATAATTATAAGTATATGACCCAGTTACAAGACCTTCTATTGGCCCTTCGCATACTAAATCCAGTAAACCAATCTGACTAATTGAATTAAATGCGCATAAATTTTTTCCAGTTGTAAATGGTACTTCATAAGCTGGGTCCCAATCCATCAGATATATTTTATTTAAATTTGGTGCAGAAGGATCTGTAGCATAAAAACTTCCTATTGGTGCGCTTGTAGGATCAAAATTGCCTACTGCCATTCCCATTATATTATCATAACCTCCGCCAAACGTGGTATCTCCTGGAGGATTTAAATTAACAAGGGGCGTATAGTACGCGTTAAATCCGCTAGGACCACGACCATATCCTAAATTACTTTCTAGTGTCAATGGGATAGCTGAACCAGAAAAAGATAAAGATACACTTCCTGCTCCACCGCCATCATCTTGAGCTGTACTCTCTGGAAAATTATAAGAAGCATATCCTGCCCCATACATTCCTGGAAATAGAATATATTGCATACCATCAGCGAATACGTTTGTATTTGGCATAAATTAAAATGGCGAAGACGAAAGTGGTGATTGATTTATTAAATAGCATCTAGTATTAAATAAAAATTGGTCTGAACCTTCTATTTGTTGTTGAAGGGTAACATTATTAGTCTTTGCTTTGAATGTTCTATAAATTGTATCGTAATTTGCATATACATTGTTTCCTCCTACAACTAATTGACCATAACCTATTGGCACTGGTCCTCCTTCTCCTACTGTATTTACTGGACCATTAAATAAATATGAATTTGGTCCGCCAGCTTCACCCATACCGTCTATTGGATTTACTTGTTGGGCGGTAAATGGAATTGATGGTGGTGGTTTTGATAGAAGTTCAGATGTTCCAGCAGCAATCAAACCTAAGCCAGCAAGCCCAATACCTATAGCAAGAGGTAGTAGTGGAGGATAAAAAACACCAATAACGATTGCGCCTACTACTGCTATTGCACCTGTAATAATCTTTCCAACTGGCCCAGCGCCAGATATATGTGGTATTATATCAATTGTTTGTATCTTATCGTCAAAGTTAACAAAAAGTTCAGACTCTCTTATTTGATTTATAGATTTAAAATTTGGTGATTCTGTGAATAAATTATTTTTATCTATAAGTATTTCATATTGAAAGTCATTTTGGAATTCAATAATCCATTTTCTAAATTTTCTTGTATTCGCTTCTATAGCTCTAAAAGCTTCAGCTACGCTTGAAACTTCAAGATCCCAAGATTCTCCTAAATCTTTTCCTAATTTACCATGTAAATTTACTCTTATCATGTCTTTAACCTAAATATACAATCTGTATACCTTTTATAAAAATTACAATAATTTTCAATTTTTGAGAAGCCAAACATTGGTTGATGTAAAATTTTTTCATTTCCAAGATATAAAGCAAAATGTTTTGGATTGTTTTCTTGAAATGCATCGATTAATAGAATATCATGTATTTTTAATTCTTCATCTTTATTGATAGTAATAAAATTATTATCTCTGTAAAACTTAATAACTTCACTTTTTATGTCCATTTCTTTAAAACTTTTTTTGTAAAATTCTTGATTATAAATAAATTCTATGGATTTTTCTTTTTTATAAAATTCTTCTATAAGTTTAAAGCAGTCATACCTCCCGTGTTCGTAAAATCTACCAGTATAATCTTGGGACATCTTTGGTATTTCGTATATTTTAGCTTCATTATTTTTTAATATATATAAAAGTATTGATACATTTAAATTTTCAGCACATTTTTTATCTTGTTCAGAAAAATCAAAATTATCATTTGTATGACTATGATATATATAATGAATTTTTTTATATTTATTTTTTACGTTTAAATAGTCTATAGATTTGATTTCAAAATACTCTTCTTTATTTTTTGCAATATTCTCACATGGTATACATATAAAATTATTATTTATATCTTCTACGATAAAACCACAACATTCATTGGGATTATTTTTTATAGATTCTTTTCTTATGAAATTTTTTATTTTTTTATCTATCATTGTAGTTGAGGTTTATTTGTCCCAGGGAATCCTCCAAATGGAAGAAAACCATTTAAATAATTTCCATCTGCATCTTTAGGTATTCCATGGGCTTCATCAGAAATAGGATTTTCACATCCTGGTCTCCTTGGAAAGAATAATCTTTGACCATTAATACCAGTTAAAACGTCTCTTAATTCTGGAGTATTATATAATATATAAAATCTTTTAGCTGTTTGATCATAATTTTCACCATTTCTATTTTCAGGCCATATCACAGGTTTAAAAGCTGGATTTTTTAACCATCTTAATCTGCAAGAAGAAGTATTTTTTCCACATGCATCTTCTTGCCAATAATTTATATTAGGTGGAACATTAAATGTATCAGATGTGTGGTTATTTGTGCATACAAAATAATATTTTACACCTTGATTTTCCATGAATGTAAAATCTCCAGATACATATCTTGCGTCATTTATCCATTGTCCACTATTTCCAAGAGTTCCAGTTAAACGAAATATAGCTGTCCTACCAGCAGTATCTCCTGTACTAAAAACCGCTTTACCACTTGATCCAATAAAAAGTTGCTCATTACTAGTTGCAACAGGAGGAGCAGTTTGTAGCGCTTTAACTTGATAAGGTGAATTTTCTATATTCGCATATACACCGCTATGAATATATGTAAGTCTGGAGTTATATTCATACAAACATCCTTGACCTCTGTATTGAAATGGACATTTTTTTCCTAAGATTGTTCTCGATGGTAAAGTTAAATTCTCTAAATCTAAAATTGTATTTAATTGATATTGTATTACATTTTTATTTTCTATAGATTTTCTATCTATATAGTAGATATCTTTTGGTAATTCCATTTCATATACTGCAGGGTTTGGGTTATATGGGTTATATCCTTCAGAAAAATTTGAACCATCTAAATATTTTAAAAAGGTTTTTATTCTTGTAAATTTTGCGCCAACGATATCTCCTAATGATTGAATTTGCATTCTTATATATGTATAAAAAGAATTTGAAGAATAATCTGGAGATAAGTTTGAAATTGAAACGGTTGGCGTTGGCATTGTTCCTACTGCGTTATACTCGAATCCTTCTGCTTGTATAGGAAAAGGATAGTAAAAATTATTTTGCCATTTTATTCTACCGTAATCATTAGCCGCGAGGTTATAAAGACTATAATCATTATAAACTCTAAGGACGCCTTGATTCATTGGCTGTGATCCATTATAACTGATAGTTATGGATTGCGGAGAGATTTGTGAAAAATCTATTTCGTAAAAAATTATTTGAGATGATGGGGTTAGAGAGCTAATGTGATCATTAAGATCCAATGTTCCACTAACTATCGAATTATAAACTTGTGTTTTTTGCATATTCTAAAGTGGTACTTCAGTAAATACGGCTTCTATTAGATAATTATTATACGAAGTATAATTAGCGCCCCATTCTGGACATATAAATTTTGTATTTAATGCGCTGTTTGATTTTGAATAAATAGTAGGTACATTATAAATGAAACTTTTTTGACCAGCCATTTCTTTTAGAAAATGTAAAATAGATACAGTTTGTTTTTCGTTTATATTTTCAAATTTTAAATTTAATTCAATTAAATTAGAATTTAAGCCATCTACGAGTCTTTGTTGATAACCATTTCCAAATTGATTAATTTTTAATCTTGGTTTATTATTTACTTTTGCATTATAGGAAGGTTTCCACCAAAAATTAGGCACCAAACTTCCATTTAAAAGAATATATCCATCCCATTCAACTTGAAGATTGGTGGTGGTAATTGGATTTTGATTATTATTTGAATCTATAATCGAATAATAGTATCTATTATCACTACCCTTTACTATATCATACTTATTATAAGTAGGAACCGCGTTCCAGCTTGAAACTGTATCGTAAATACTTGCCATATACCTTTTACCTCTTATATTTTACACTTAAAAGAAGTGTAATTATAGTTAATGTTTAATGTATATTCTACAGAAAATCAGAACTTTTATCTAAATGATTATTTAGTATCTGGAATAAAAAGTTTTAATGTTGACGTTAATTTTAACATAGTTCCTCAAATATCTATCAATGATTCAATTAATTATACAAAGAATGGTTTCCCAGTTGCCGAGTTTGACTTATCTTATATATTGAGTGATACTGATAGATTTTTACAATATACTGGCGCTAATTCATTTTCTGGTAGAATTGAATATGGAAATAAATATGTAACGTTTACAGATGGATATTTGACCAATTATTCTTTAAGTTATAGATTAGGAGAGTATCCAACAGTTGATATAAAAGGAATTATTTTTAATTATCCAGCTTCTCAAATATCCTTTAGCCCAAAACCAGTAGATTTAAATACATTTAATGTTGGAGATCCATGTTTTATTGATACAAATATAGAAGCTTTTACTTCTAATAGAGTCCAATCATTTGGAATTAATATTGATGTAAGTCGTATACCCAATTATACTATTGGAAATTATTTGCCAGATAATGTATATATTCAATATCCAATAAAACAAGAAATGTCAACAAATGCTAGCGCAAGCGATTCAATATTTATTTCTAACACTACTAGTTTACCAAATTCAGGTTATATTAGTCTTGCTAGCGAATATATATCAATAAAAAAATATCAATCTGCCTCCAATTTAGCAACATTTAACTTCTCTCAAGTCACCAATAATATCAATTCATCATTAAGTAGCGATAATGAAGCTCAATACAATCAAACAAGAATATCTTACCTTCAACCATAATTTTAGATTATTAATTATATATTTATTATAATATTATAAGTATGGAAATAAAAGATGCAATAAAATTACCTATTTTTTTAAATGTTTTTATAAAAGATGATATTTTTTTTAATTCTATAAAAGAAAAATTTCCAGAAATATATGCAGACTTGGTAAGCTCAAGAGATAATCCTAATTGTTCATGCGCGAATAAACTCAGGGGATATCTTATATCAAAAATTGAATCTGAGAAAAAATTTTTCTTAGATATTCTTTCTAAAGAAAATTTGAAAAATATCTTCAAAAGAAAAGAAGAAAAGCTTTTTAAAAAATTTTTAGAAAAACTAGAGCGTAGAAATAGGCGAAAATAATGTTATATAATTTTTTACTTTATCTTTTTGTTTGTCTTGGATCAACTTACGCTTGGAGTGATACTGATTTTACGAGACCTTTTCGTAATTTTATAGCTAGAATACCATACGTTCGTAAACCTTTACTTTGTCACGAATGTTCTAGTTTTTGGATATCTTTGGGTATTAGTTTTTTTATTAATCCATTTATTGGATTGACTTATCCTTTTTTAAGTAATATTTTCAGTGCGTTATGTGGGTTTTTTATTAATCTTTATTTTGTAAGAAACCAATTAGTAAAATATAAAGAATATTAGTCTTTAATTTTCTTAATTCTATCTATTAGTTCAAATAGTTTGACTTTGGGTATATCTGAGATAGAATTTAAATTTTCTGCATTCTCGAAATTATCTTTAATTAATCTTTTTTTAAGTGACTCAAAATTTACCCCTTTTTCTTTCATAGTCTTTTCTAAAACAGATTGAGGAGAAGTAGGATTTTCATTAGATGGTTGAGCAAAATCAAATAACTTTGCTTCTCCTAACTCTTCTTGAGATACAATATTAATTTTTAAGAAATTACGAACACATCTTACAAAGGCTCTATTCTCTGCAATTGCTGCCAAGAAGAATTTAGCGAAACTCTTGGTATTATTTACTGTAGCATCAGCTAATGATTCAAAGACGATTTCTCTGCCGTCTGTTTCGTAATTGGGTATCCAAGTGATCCTACAGCTCGTAGCGAAATATGTATCGTTTGCAGATACAACATTATACTCTACTTTAGAATATCCTCGAATTTGAGCGAGCTCCTTTATTCCACCTAATAATATTAGAAGATCTTTGTCTTCTAGTTTGGATACATCTGTCTCTTGGGTTTTTTGCCTATTATTGACTAGGTATTCTGTTTTTACCATTTTGCGCCAATTAATTGTTCCGTCATCATTATAAATGTAATTTATATTTGCGTCTTCAATTAAGCCGTATTTATTTCTTGTTATTAGTCTTGGGGGAAATACTTGGATAGTTGCATCTTTGTTTTCTTCTTGTGGGCTTATTTGCATATTGAAAAGTTCAGAACTAGCTGCTGAAATTGTATTTTCTTCTGTTTTAATTTTAGGGCTCATTTAAGAATGATACCCCATATTAAACTTTAAGTCAACTTAAAAATATAAAAATTATCAGCTTCTTTCCAAAATTCTGGATCATCTACTACTTTATTACCAGAGTTATGTAGCCAATCGTATCTAGATATAAATTGCCCCTTTGAAGAGACTAGTGTCCTTGATGATTTATAATAAAGATTATTTGCATCTATTATTTTTGTGTCTTCTTTTGTTTTGTGTTTTTTATTGATTATGAGGTTGTAATCCATGTAATCTATTTTATATTTATTTAAAATTGATTCTTCTAAAAATGAAAGTAAAGTATAATTAATTGAATTATTCTTTAATAATTTAACAAAATTTATATCATTATCTTCTTCTATAATATAAATTACTTGGAGAATATTCTTCTTGTATTTTTGAATAAGATCTTTTTTAATGGATTTATTTGTAAAAATAATAGCTTTCTTTGCGGATAATATATTCTCTAAAGCTTCCTCATTAAAGCAATAATCCATTCTTACTATAGGATTTTCAATTGGTATAGAGTTTACATCAATTATTTCGTCTGGTACAACCTCAAAGCTCCTAGCATTAAAATCTTGTCCAAAGTATATACTCTCTGGTAAATTTGAATATTCTATATCAAGGAGTTTTAATATTGCTCCAGCAATTTCTTCTGGTTTTATCTCGTCTATTGATTTTGGTGATTCTACTTGCGAATAGGATGGTTTTTTATTACCTATTCTTTCGTATCCATTAAGAAGAATGTGTTTACTTTTGTCTCCAAAATGAGGACCAGCTACATTTGGATTACTTATACTATAAAGAGAAACTATTGGTTTATTAAAATAAGAAGATAAGTGGACGCAAAAACTATCTGCTCCAAAGTGCAAAGAGCTATTTTCTATTACGTAAGCTAATTGATTGATATTTGTTTGTCCTAGTAAATTTATAACACCATTTAGTGGTTTCTCATCTTTTGTCCCGACTTGAACAATATTGATATTATTTTTATTTAAATAAGAATGGATTAAACCGATGACTTCTTGCCAATAAGAATAATTTCTTGAATCGTATGGCGTTTGAGGTTGAAACGTAATATACTTTCCAATAGGTAGTGGAAAATATTTAGAATAAATAAAAGGTTTATCGATTTTTGAACCAGTATTTGTTGCGTATGTATCAAGTAGTCTCATTATTTAATATTAATTTAATTCAAGCTAAAGTCTAGTTTATCTACGCCATTATGAAGATAGTTTAAATTTCTTTGAGTACATGTATAAGGCAAGTAAGCAATATCAAAATACCCATTATGTTGATTGTTTCCTTCTAGCCAAATTAAATTATCCATAATTGGATTGTACTCTATCCATCTATGAACATAAGGATTTCCATCTAGTATATCTTTATATTGAGGTTTTGTAGCAACATATAAGCTATAGTCTGGATATCTATCTTTAATTGATTTAAATAAAGCTGTACTAAGAAATACATCCCCTGCGCTTTCTGGAATAACGTATATTACTCTACCTTTATCATTAGTATCTAAAAGATCTTCAAATTTAACTTGTTTGTTTTTTTCATTTTCTTTTAAAGCAATATTTCTAAAGTAATTTTCTATATCTGGTCTTTTAGCACCCTTACTTAACTCATTCATCCAGTATTGATGTCCAGAATCATTTCTATCAATATTTTTCATTTTTAAAATATTATGATACATAAAAATAAGCCATTCAGTATCATCAGCAATTATTGGTATTTGTACATAAGGATCTTTTTTATCTTCTGGGTTTTCTTTTAATTTGTCCCAATCAATAATGAGTTGAGCGTCTATAAATTCTTCTAAAGTCTTTGCAATATTTTTTACTCCAAAATATTTAATTGTCCATTCTCTTGCTTTTTTACCCATTTCAAGTCTCTTGTGCGGTAACATTTTATATACGATATTCAATTGTTTCGCTATTGATTCTGGATAAGTCGAGGCTTTAATGAATTCTGTGCCATGTTCTCTATACTCGTTCCATTCTAAAGATAAAGAATTAGCTTCTGGTTCGCACATTTCTTCTCCACAGCTGTAATTCGTAACAAGAGTGATTAGCTCTGTAAGTTTAGCTTCTTGAATTGGTATTTCTTGTCCACCACTTGTAAATGGGTGACAATATACATCCATGAAATTATATATTTCATTAAGCTGAGTTTCAGTTACCCCCAAACCAACATTTGTTGTCGTCTGACTTTTCTCTGTTCCACAATATTTACAGTTTAAATCTTGTCCAGCAAATGGTTTCACCTCATACTCGCCACAATTTTTACATATATATGTTGTTAATATTTCTTTTGCATTGACTCCAAATTCTACTGCAAGTTTATGTATATTCCAACCTTCTCCCCAATGAGTATGCAGGAGTAGATAGGTATTTTTGATTTCTGGATTTTGTTTTTTCCATAAGGCGTATCCTTGTAATAAATTTGGCACACTTTTTCTCAATTGATTCCTAAATACGAAACCTACGATAAATGCATCTTGTGGAATATTATTTTTCTTTCTGAGTTGATTTCTTTCAAAATCAGAAAGTCTATAAAAATCTTTATCTTCTAGGCATCCATGAACAGTTTTAACGTGGCTATATCCAAGTTGATGCATAGCTTTTGTGGCAAAACTACTCCAAATCCAATAATTTTTAATTTTTGGTGCATTTGTTATTGCTGATTGAAGAATAGGAAGAGAATCTAATGTGGTCCAAATTACTGATGCAATTTTATTAAACCAAGACTTTTCAATAGCGAAATCTACACCCCAAATATCTTGTACTGCAAAATATACATCTGGCTTTTCTTCATTAATAACTCTATCTAAATAATGTGCCCCATAGCTAGCCATTCTAGCTAAATTAGGATCTCTATTTAATTGATCTAATTCTTGTTGTGTATTAGGAAGCGATCCAACAGATTTCCAAGGAGTTTTTTTAAACTCTGGATGGTCATAAGTCATTCCACAGCAGTAATGGACTAAATCATATTTATTTGTAGAATACAAATATTTAAGTAAAGCCCGAGCATTTCTACCAAAGCCTGTTTTAGCTAAGGCAAAATCTGTTTGTACTAGAACTTTCTTTTTTCTTTCCATTACCAGAGGTCGCTATCTTCTTGCTCAACTGAATTAACTTCTTTGGTTTCTTTTGGTGAATTTTTCGCTTTCTTTATAGCTTCAATTCGTTGAGTTTCAAAAACTGAATTTAAAGAATAAGTCAAAAACTCTTTCAATAATCTTGCTTCATTAAAGTAAAAACCAATTAAATATGATTGTTTATTTTCTATGTTCTGCTTGTCTTCTTTATTTACGCTATACGAAAAACCAACTTGCTTATCGTCTCTGATATAAGGAGCTAGCTTAATTTTTGTAATTTGTTTTTCTGAAGTATGGTAAGCTGAAAATTCAGTATTTCTTTCTAAAGAATCAAGGAGTCCAGCGGCTTCTGTTAGTGAAAATTTAACTTTAACACTTTTATTCGGATTATTTTGATTCTCAGAGAAAGACCCGATCTTTTTAGTCTCGTTCCAAGAGCTTTGTTTAATTAATGATCCCCATACTGAATTGTCTTTTGAATTTACGCTAAAACTACAAGCTGTGCCTGTGTTTTTACTATTTGGTTTATAAAATGATATCATATATCTTTATGTTACTGCTTGTATTTTAAAATGTCAATTATTTTTATCTATCTTTTTTAAATCATTTAATTTCATATATATCTCATGGTCTTGAATAGCTATTAAATCACCAAATATACAATCATCCCTTTTAGAGCCTTTGACTATTACAATATTTCCTTCTTCAAAATTCCTATCATTTAATAGTTTATTTGTCTCAATATTATCATTAAATATTAATACGCTAATTGTGCTTGTTTCATCTGATATTTTTAGTCTAACATATCTTGTCTTTTTTGCATTTTTAGATATGCCAGAGAATACTTCTTCTATTTGGCCGACTAGAGCCACTTTAGAGTTTACTGGTTCTTCTAATATATCAGATATATATTTAAGATTTTCTCTCTTCTCTGCAAAGATGTCTTTAAGATTTTTATTATAAGTATATCCTAGCAGCTTCTTTTCGTAATACCAATTCGCAAAGCTTTCACTTTTATTATTTTGTTCATATATACTCAAGTACGGGGTATACTTTTCTTTAATTGTAGTAAGCCTATTATCTTTAATGACTACTTTATTTTTCTCATCAGTGAATTTATTGAGATGTTTAATGATTTTAATTAGATCATAATCAAATTTATTTGCAAATGATATTGAATACTTTTTCTCCTTAGATGTTAACATATTCCATAGCTGGACTTCTAATACTATTTTACTTCTTGACTGATTGAATCCACTAAGTGCACCAGCTTGAATTAATGCAGATAATGCTCCAATATTTAATCCAGCTTCTTCTGCGGCTTCAAATATTTCAAATTTATTAGAATATTTATTTCTAAAGCTATTCAATTTTTCTATTGACTTATCGCTAATACCTTTGATTGATAATAGACCGAATCTAATGTCTTTATCCTCAATTGAGAAATCCATTTCTGATTTAATAATATGCGGAGGAAGAAGCTTGATACCAAAATTATGCATCTCTTTTTGAATCTTAGATATTTCTCCAATCGGGTCTGGTTCATTCCTGCTCATTTTTAATAATGATAAAAAGAATTGTTGAGGATAATTAAACTTAAGATAAATTGTGATTGCTGCTAGTCCAGCGTAAGCTATAGAATGTGATTTATTAAATGAGTAGTTAGCAGAATCTTCTAGAATCTTCCAAAGAATTTCGCTAACTTCTTTTGGAATTTTATTTTGTTTGCATTTTTGTTCAATCTTTTGTTTCCAGGCTTTAATCTCTTCCGTTTTCTTTTTGCCTACAATTCTTCTTAAGATTTCTGCTTCATCTAAAGTAAACCCAATCTTATGAGCCATTTTCATTAATTGCTCTTGGTATAAAGCAACTCCGCCAGTTTCTTTTAAAATCTCATCAAAGAACGGATGAATACTTTCTGATTGCTGATAATTTGTATGAGCTGCATATTTATCTACGAATTGAAGCGCTCCAGGTCTAGCTAAAGCAAGGACGCCACTAAGTTCTTCTAGATTTTTTGGTTTAACTTTTTGACATACTCTAAAGTTAGTTTCTGCTTCGATTTGAAATAAACCATGTGGTGATTTTAAATCTTGTAAATTTCTATAAATAGATTCATGGTTTAAATCTATATCTTCTATTTTTAGATTAATACTCTTACAAACATTATCTACTACAGAAACACTTCTTAAGCCAAGGATGTCTAGCTTTATATTAAAAACACTTGCCCAATTCATATCAAAACTAGATACTACTTCTTTATCTGAAGAAAATTCTGTTGGACATATAGTTTCTAGGTCATAATAAGAAAGTAACACTCCAGAAGGATGAACCCCTTTATTTTTGATTAAATCTCGCAATTTAAGTGCTATCTGATACGCTTCTTTATTTTCATCACACCAGTCTTTAAACTGCTCAACTTCTTGATAAGCTTGTGAAATATCCTTAACTTGGCCATAAGTTTTAGGGATTAAAGAAGAAATCATAGTCATTTCTTGCTCTGGCTTTTCAGCGATAATTTTACCACACTCTTTAATAAGTAATTTTCCACTTAAGCTATTAAAGGTTAATATCTTACTAGTTTTGCCTTTGAATTTGTTCTCTAAATATTGGAGTACTTTTTGACGATTATAATAACAAATATCTAAATCTACGTCACACATCAAACTGCCATCTAGATACGTTACTCCATCAATAACCTGCTTTTTAGCACGAATCTTGGATATAAATCTTTCGAAATAGAGGTCATATTTGACTGGATCGATTCTGGTAACACCTATCAAATATAATATTAAAGAACCCGCGGCTGAACCTCTACCTAAACCTATTGGAATATCACTAGTTTTACAAAAATGGATAACGTCCCATACAAGTAATATATAATCAATAAAGTCTAATTCTTTTAAAGTGTCTAATTCATGCTTTGCCCTATCAACATATTTCTTATAATCCTTATCGGATTTATTAATATTTAAAGTCTTAAATCCATTCAATGCTAAAGCTTTTAAAAAATCATAATTTGATGAATCTTCACTTATGCCTAAATGTCTTTTGGATGCTAAATCAATTTCAAACTCAGGCAACCTAACCCCATGAATATCCAATTCTGTGTCTTCAAATTTATCAGAAAAGTCCTTCTTATTAGAGTAATTATCAGTCTTCATTTTCATCTTCCTCTTGCTCTTGCTCTTGCTCTTTTTCAATTTTATCTATTTCTTGATTAAAAATCTCTAGTCCTCTTGATAAGATTTTCATAGAAGCCCTATCTTTCAAACTATAAAATACATCGGCTTTACCTTGCTTCTTTCCTTTGTCTATAGTTATAAGAAGATACTCTATACCATAATCCTCTAACTTCTGTATAGTATCATAAACGTTATCTAATGAGCCCATTTTATACCTCTATCTGCCATTTTAATTTATTCCATACTTTCAAATTTAAATCAAG